CTACGTTCACGCATCTGAGCTATCTGCTCTATGTAGCTTTTAGATAAGTTCTCTATGTTATCCATATACGTTGTATGAATATAGGTAGTGTTGTCTTTTGTTATATTGCTACCCTCTTGCACCCCTCTGTCTTCAAAGAATCGTCTGTATATAAAATGCTCTTTAGTAGTTGGGTTTAATATTAATACAACTCCGTTCTTGTTTCCTTTCTGTCTGACCGATAAGTCTATTGTGTCAAACTTCTGCTCATCTGTTAGTTCTTCTGCTTCATCTACTACCCAAGTAGTAATACCTTGTAAAGATTTAAGGTTTGCAGTCTGGTCTCCACTTGATGTCTTTATGCCTCTAAAGATTATCTTGCTTCCAGTCTTTTTGTTTAGTATCTCATCCTTTGTTATGTGGAAGTGTTCTATTGAACCGAACTGTTCGAGCTTGTCTATAAACTCTGGTATAATAGAAATGTATGCTGAGGTTAGTGTGTATCTTGTAAATAGGATAGTATGCCCAGCTTCATAAGTAAGCATAACTAAAAGGGCGTTTACTGAAAATGACTTCCCAGAACCACGCCCACCACTTACTATAAAATACCTACTGTCTGTTTCAACAATAGGCAGATATTTCTTTTTTACTTCAATCAATGTTTAATCAACAAACTTTATTAAATCTCTAAAATTGATGTTTAAGCCCTCCGATGAGTTGAGGTCTATACTTTCCTTAGGTTTTCCATAACGATAGCTTAAATACAGCTGTAAGGCTCTTATATCAGCTTTTGCTACTAACTCGCCTAATTTACTTAATGCTTCGTCTTTGTCTATTATAGAATCTAATCTCTCAATTAGTTTTTGCTCTTGTGCCTTTGGCTTTCTTCCAGCTCCTTCTCTAGCACCACCGTTATTTTTTCTATTATCCATAATTGAAATAAATTGTTTATTCAATAATATATAAAGATAACTTTATTTTTTTACAAACAATCAACGTTTACTATATTTAACAAATCTAATATTTCTTTATTTTTTAACTTAAACCATTCTCCTGTTATTCTTTTATTTTTGTATTTACTATGTATAGTACATTCAATTAAAAAGGCTTTTGGATGTTCTCTTAACAGTAGTATTTCTAAATTTGGGTTATGAACTAAGTAGTGATTGTATCTTTTTTTAAAGTTTGTTGTGTAACCTATTTTTGTTAAGAAACCAGACTTTATAACATAAACAAACTCTTTTATTGTTTTTTTGTTTTTGTTTTCAATTTGTTTCTGTGCCTTATTTCTTATAGAGTCTTTACTTAATAGTTTAACAATAAACTCCTCACAATAAGCCTTAATCTCGTTAGATATTGAAAGGTTTAAACTACCTTTTTTTCTTCCAGCACCTTTTCGAGCACCTCCCCAATTTTTGTTATTATCTTCGTTTGTTATTAGCATAGTAAAGGGTTCTTAACTTTGTTGTTTAGTAATGCACCTTTTACTTCTTTTATTGTCTTTGGTTTGACTCTGTGCTTTAATGATTTGTTAAACGGGTCTAAGCGTGTTTCTTTAAACTCCTCTACTGTTTCTATATCCCAACCACTTAAAACGTCTACAACGTCTTGTATTTCTTTTATCGTCTGTGTTGTTTCTGCTTTTTTAATCTCTTTCTTTATTTTGTCTTGTTCTGAATTAAAGAAAGGTTTAGAGAATACTAAGTCTAACTCTTTTATTATCTCATCGTGTTTCCTTTTGTCTTCTAAGCCTATTACATTAACGCTATTAACGTGGTGTAGTATATTACAATGACTTTTTTTTATTGTTTCTCCTACCTCTCTAAAAGTACTTCCAGATTCATAAGCAAGTTTACAAAATACTTTCTTTGCGTATGTGTAATTCCTTTGCCTTGTTTTTAAGGTTATATCTAAGTTAAACTTATTGTTAACCGCTTCTTTTATTATATCTAATGTCATATCTAAAATAATTCCGTTTGTTTAACGTTTTGGTTTTTTATTATTCCTATCGCTGTTTCAAGTATTGTCTTACCAGCTTCATAGTCTACCAGGTTTCTTGCTATTTTATTCATAGGTTGTTTACCTTTATATTTGTAAAAATTGTAATCGTGAAATTCACAAAGGTTTTTAACTTCATTTTTACCAGAAGATATTTTTGCTTGTTCTCTATAGCTTAGTATGTTTGGAAGTTTAAAATTAGTCCAATACATATGTCTATGTCTTTTTTGTGCTGGTATTAAAGGCTCATAATAAGGTATAACGTTTTCTACTACATACTTACCTTCAAATCTTGGGTTTTCTCCTTTTGCAACTGTTTCAAGCATTATTATTTCTTCATACAGCTTCATATCTGGGTATTTAGTTTCAAGCTTAGTATTCCATCCTCTTGCTCTTGAGTGTGTAGGACAAGGTGGAGAACTCCATATAAAATCAAACTCTTTGTAATGGTCTAATAAGTATTGATGTGCATCTGCTACAATCACTTTATCGTTTGGGAAACGTTCTTGGTATAGCCTTGCAAGTTCTTCATCCCATTCCACAGCAGTTACCTCTACGTCTGTTACTTCATCCCACTTATATCGATTACCTCCAAGACAAGCATATAAGTTTAGTATCTTCATATCTTATTATCTATCACTTCAATTAAGTGTCTTAAATCGCTTCTCTCCCACTCTCCTAAGTTTACTCCGTTTATTAGGAACTTATAGTAGTCTTTTCTTTCTGAGTCTTTTACTTCTATGTTTATATACATCTTATTTATTTTTTTCTATCCATTGTTCTTGTTGCTCTCTTAAGTATTCTATCTCTCTCTTTAAGTAGTCTGCTGCTTTCTCTAAGTCTTTTAACTCATCGTCTTTCTTTCCGCTTCTACAAACATACTTAATTATATTACCTCTATTGAAGTTTAATTCATAATCCTTTATGAAGTCTATAACGTCGTAGCCTTTTCCGTTCTCGTAATGTAAATAGGTTGCTCTCATATTATTTTGGTTTCTTTGTTTTCATTTTCTTTGTCTACTATTAGTTTTAGTGCCTCTACCTTTACATACAGCTGAGCTACTATGTTCTCAAGTCTTAGTATGCGTTGTATTTGTGTGTGTTTCTTAGCTTTCATTTAAAACATTTTAATTTGTGTTTGTGGCTTGTAGCTTGCGTCATAATTTTTGTTTTGACCTTTTGGGTAATTTAAAATATTTAATTTTAATTTTTGTTTACATTTTTGCTTAAAGGTTTTACTACCTTTAAAGTATATATATCTATTTTTAGGAAGTATATTTATTTTTTTTAATTTTAATTTTTTTTCAATATCATTTGCACAAGGTATCCACTCAAAATTGTTCATAATGGCATCAAGTTCATTATCAAAACAAAACAAAACTTTTAGCTTATTCCAGTCCTTAACACTTGGAAAACTAAAGCCTTTATCTAATCTAAACCAATGTTCAAGTTTCTGCTTATGTATGTTTAATTCTTTTGCTATCTTTTCGTTGTTGTAATTAAAAAACTTTTTTTTATCTCTTAAATATTGTGCTATAAATTTAGCGTCAATATTATGCTCGTTTATTCTTTTTTTTACTATTTTAAATTTATAATTTATTACTTTATCAATCAACTTTAAACTTCTTTTGCTTGGTGTTTTAGTTAAAAAAAAACCTCTTTTAGCTTTTTGGTATGGTACTGGTTTTTTAAACTGGTCTTTTGTAATGTCTATAATATTGTTGTTATCGTCTTTTAAAAACCAATGTGTACTATTTTCGTGTTTTATGTTATACACTTTTAAATTTTTATTTGACAAATGATAATATGTTTCACTCGCAATGTAGCAATGACCAGTAAATTTATTTTTATTCGTAATGTTTTTATATTCTTTTTTTAATAAATCGTCTGTCAAATTACAGACAATTCTATCTATTAAGTTTATTTGTTTTTTTAAAGATTTTTGTTTATGACCAATATTTCTAAAATGAAACTCCAAGCCGTTTTCGTCAATTAAAGCAGAAGTATTTGATGATAAACCAGTGTATATAAAATTTGTTGCTTGATATATATAGCCATAATGTTGCATATTCAAATCACTAAAAGAAACTATTATTTTATTACCTAATAATTTATTAATTGAATTTGAAACAAAAAAAGATAAACTATTTTTAGGTAAGTTATTATTTGTAACTAATCTATTTAATTCTATAACATTTGTTTTGTAGTCTAATCCACAAATACTTTCTGCAAGGGTGCTGCTTGGTGGCATCCCAAAAGTACAAACACCCTCTAAAACATTATCTATATACAATCCAAAAGCATAGCTTATACTTGGTATTCTTTTAGCATAGTGCTTATTCAATAACCAGTCATAAGTTTCAAAACTGTCTATGCTTTTTACATTCATAATTCCCCTGTTAAGCAATAGTTATCTAAATCGTTCCCCTCTATAAAGAACTTATTGTATAAGTCAAGTGCTTTCTCTACTTTCTGTTCGCCTCTGTAATAAAATTCTTCTGAGCAGTTAAAGATACCTATGTCAAGGCTTTTCTTATCAAGTACTAAAAAATAGAACGACTTAAAATCTTTCTTAAACAAATTGCAATACAGATAGCATTGCACATCATAAGAATATTTTTGTGCCGAGTAGCTAAAGTCTTTTACGCTTGATGAAGTTGTTTTAAGGTCTACTATTCTATTTGTGGCTAACACATCTGCTTTACCTCTAAATGGCATTGTAAAACCTCCAGCACTAACATTATCTATAGCTGGTATCTCAAATTCTGCTTTAGTTATTAACTCTTTTGCGTGTTCGTTTCGGTAGAACGCATCTACAAGCCTATCAGCATCATTACGTTCTTTAATAGTAAATACTCTTGGGTTTTCTGCTTTAGCTTCTCTAAACTTCTTTGTGTTCTTAGATTGAACATCTATAAAGGTTTGTGCTGCAAATACCTCTGGTTCTAATATGGCGGTGTGAAAAAGCCACCCATCTCTTAAAGGTTGACTTTCAGCAGTACCATATTTTAAACTAAAGTTATAAGTCTTAGGGCTTGAAAGAAGTTGTTTAAGGCTACTACTACTAAGAGCTAACTTGTTTAGTTCTCCATAGTAAAAAGAGTCATCATTCATACGTTTAAGCAGTTCTGCTCTATCGTAATGCTTTCCGTCTAATAGTTGTATTTTATTCTGTGTCATAGTTGTAGCAATTTTTAGAGCAGTAAGTATCTCCGTTTGTTTCAGTTCCACAAGTTCTACATTCCGTTAACTCGTCTGACTCATCTATATAAGAATCTAAGTAACTCATATATTATATTGTTTTAATTTGTTTTCTAAGTCTTCTATTTGTTTGTTAAGCTCTAAGATAGTTTGGTTCTTACTATCTCTTACAGCAGTTACTTTCTTTTCAAGTATGTTGTTTTCTATATTAAGCTGGTTAACATATTGACCTATTTCACTAACACCTTGTATGAAATGTTTAAGGTCTTTGTTCTTTGGCTTTGCATCTGACCACTTAATAACCTTATCAGATATAAAGTTAAACCATAATAAATATGATTGTCTTTGTAGTAAGGTCATTATATTGCCATCCCTATTACAACTCCAATACCTAATAGTAAAATAGATATAGAAAATACAATTAATAAATCTAATTTAGCTTGAGCATCTTCTTCTAGCTTTTCTAGTTCTTTCTTTGTGTAAACCTCAATACGCTTACCTTTTACATTAATGTGTAATCCTGTTTTTGTTTTTGTCATTTTGTTTAGTTTTAGTAAATGTTATAAATTATACTTCTAATTATTTCTTGTCTTTTAAGTAGTCGTTCTTTGACATCTTTAGGTACTTCTGTTCTTAGTGTAGTTTCAATGTCTTTTAACTCTTTGTTTAAATCGTCTAATTGTGTAATCATAATTTTTTTGTTTTAACAAACCTAATTAAAATTAATGTTATAAACAAATTATAAACAAAGTTTTTTATTCATTCATCTTAAAATAGCTATCCCATATACCCAGCTCTGTGTCTTCTTCATTGATATTCACAATAGCTGCATCACTTTCTTTTAGTAAATAACAAGGCTTAGATACTTTTTTACTTCCCCATAGTGTTGTGTCTGGGCAATACATATTTTTTACCTCTAAGTCTTTTAAGCTGTTAAGCCAAAATAGATAGTTTCCTTTAGGGTCGTTTACAAAATACAGAGCTACCTTTCCTGTGGCTATTAGTTTATCAAACTTAGCCTTTTCTATTATCTTAGTGTCATAGTATTTATTCCTAAACTTCATCTCTATAACACATTCTTGAGATTTTGGAGTTGTACCCTCAGCATCCCAGCTCACACTACCCTCTCCAGTATGACTTAAAGTCCAGCCATCTAAGTTCAGTAATGTTACTACTGACTGTTCCCACTTATGTATGTCTTTAATCTTTGTCATAAATCTTATCTATTTCATTAATCCATTGAACTAATCGTGATGGGTTGCAGCTACAAGGTTCGTGGTACTTATGTTTGTAGTAGACTGAATGAAGTTGACACAAGAGCTTATATTGTTCTCTTGTTAGCTTTCCTTTTACATCAGCTTTAAACTGCTTCCATTGTTCTCTGTGTTCTACTTCCATAAGTCTAAATCTATATCGTTCCACTCATCTCTACGTTTATCACATCCACAGTCTGGATTTATCTTTTTCCATATATACCTTATACCTGTGTAGTAAGTAATATAATAAACTAAATCTCCTAATCTCATAATTTATCTTTAATGTTTTTAAGTGCTGTCCTGTAAGTATTGTAAAGACTATAATAACTTATCTTAGTATCTCTACTTAGTGAAGCTACTGACTTACCAGAAGCTACTAAACTAAATACCTTAGAGTCATACCAGTACATCTCTTTTAGTATTTCATCTATATTATCTTTTTGTTTAGCATATTCTACCTCGTCTATACCTAAGTCTTCTACTTCTTTTATCTCTCCGTTTATATCCTCTATATAAGTCTTAAGGAACTTGGCTTCTTTCTTGTGGGTGTTTAAGTATATCCCTCTAAGGACTTTATAACAGTAGTAAGTGTTGATGTCGTCATTATACCAAAGGTCTAATCCTTTCTCTACATCTAAATGTATTTGTATGAATAATTCTTGTACTATATCCTCTGCATAACTCGAATTACACCCAAAGCTCTTTACTATATTAATAAATGTTTTTTTCTTTTCGTAAGCCAGTTCTACTAATGATTTCATTTTATTTTAAATTAAAGTCTAATTCAGATATCTTCATACTATAACTATCTGCTCTAAATTTGAATTTACTTCCGTTTGGGTCTGTATCTCCTTTTTTTCTAAATATTGCTGTATTGTAAAATTTATCTTTTGCAATGAACCCATATAAATAGGCTTTTTTGTAATCATCAGCCATACCAACAAAGCAGTAGTAATCACACTTTTGTTTAGTATTAAAGGCAAATAGACTCATAGTCCAATTATTATTTGGTGTCAAATTTGCACTATGTCTTTTAGTTTTTACATCTATCTTTTTATTGTCTATTATTAAATCATAGTCATAAGTATTTTCTTGAATAGCATTATAATACTGTCTAACTAAAACCTCTCCTAAAGCACCACATTTATTGCCTTGACCTTGTGTGTAACTATTGTTTAATACTCCAAACTCATATAGCTTTTTAGCTTCTTCTATACTTTCTTTAGTTATTTTTAACTCTATCATAATGTTGATTTAGTTAAGGTTCTTGGTACATAGTGATGTAAAGGGTCATATACATAGTCAGTTATCACAAAAGGTAATCCAAACTCATTTATGCTAAAGCTGAATGTTTCAAAGGAATAACCCCTACTTCGTTTACAACTTACAGTAACCCAGTCTTTGTTAGTTGTGTTTAATTCTAATTGTATTTGTGTTTCTGTCTTCTTTTCTAAAAAGCTACCTAAATGTCCAGTAGGCTTGTCAGTTCCATAATTACTATGTATTACTGTTATTATGTGGCAATCGTATCTTGCACTTAATTGCATTATCTTTTGAACACATAGATTAGATTCTTCTAAGTTGTTTACATCGCTTACTAAGTCAGCTACACCATCTATAACAACTAAACCATTCTTACCTTTGTTTTCTTCTAAGCAATATTCTATAAATTGTAAACGTTCTTTATAACCTACTGTTCTTAAGGCATAGGTCTTATAACATCCTACATCCTTAGTTATACTCATATCTTGAACCCTTTTAAATACTCGTTGTGAGTGCCAGTGTCCTTGCTCAGTATCAAAGTGCATTAAACACCTACCCTCCCTATGTCCTTTAATTCTTCCCCCAAAGTTATTACCGCCACTTAAATAAACGGATGCTAATAGACTTACAAAAAAAGTCTTCTTAGATTTAGGTGGTGCTTGTATAAACGAGAAATTACCATACGTTCCAATAGGTATAGGAAACTTAATCTCTCCTCCTTTTGATTGTATAGTAGATTCCCCAAAGCTCAAGGCAGTAGGTGGATAGTCCATAACCTCAGATGTGTCTATTGTGCACTCCTCAGCTATCAACTCCATAAGCATTTTATGTGTTGTTTGTTCTTCTGTCATTATATTGTTTTTGTTTTTGTTTCGCTTAAAGGTATAAAAAAAGGGTCAATTAAGACCCCTTAGTTATAAGAAAAAATTAAAATGGAAGTCCATCTGCCTCAGCTTCTTGAGTAACAGGCTCTTGTTGTTCTTGCTTTTCAGCATTTACAATGCTTCCATTATTCCAAACTACCTTACCATTTGCTAAGTAAGTCTTTTGCTTTTTAGCCTCACGTTCTTCTTGTGTTTGACTAACATAGATAGCTGTATTGTTTCCGTATCTTGTTTCATCGTTTACTGACATTGTAAGGTTTACATAGACGTTTCCATCTTTACCAGCAATAAACTTCTCTTTTGGTAGCTTTGCTACATTTAAACTAAAATTAATTAATGCACTCATATTTATTTATATTAAAGGGTTTTTATTTGTGTAGGTTTTTTAAATGATTCTGATTCGTCTTCTCCAAAGACTCCTAATTCATAGAATCCTGTAAGTTTAAGAACTGCTCTACTCATAGCTCTTTTCTCTGCCATCTCTGCAACGTACCAAGAGTTAGTGTTACCATCTTTGTAAGTGTCTCCTTTTAAGGCACTACCAAAGGTTTCTATGCGTTTACCATCCTTACCAGCTATTGCTTTAAATACAGCATAGTTAGGTTCGCATCTTATCACTTCATAGTTTACAGACATCTGCTCTAAGGCTTGTATCTTATCTATACCTTGTCTTGTAATAATAGTGTAGTGTTGGTGTTTAAAAAAGTCTTCTTTTGTTAGATTGTATTTCTTATACAAATCTGTTAGTTTTTGTTTATTCATTGTTGTTTATTTAAGATTTCGTTTTGTGCTTCTAAAAATTCTATTCTTTCTTCTAGTGCGTTGATTCTAATATTTAAAAAATCAATAGTATCATTACTAGCTATTCTGTTTATGTCCTCTGAATATATCATAATTATATTTCGTTAAATAGTTCGTAAGGACTTCCATAGTTGTTTAGCAGTGTGTGTAAGCTCATAACTACTCCGTAAGATAATTGACTCACTTTAGTTTTTACTTCTAGTTCTTCTGTTACTTGTTCAACAATTAAAGGAAAAGAAAAGTTTTGTTTTTTTAACCTAGATTGATGCTCTGGTTTTAATCGTTCTTGTAAATACATTTGTTTCTGTTTTAATTAATAATATAACAAATATATAAAAAAATATGTAATTAACAAAATATAAACAAAAAGCCCTTCATTTCTGAAAGGCTCTCTATAAACAAATTTGAAACAAAAACAAAAAATCTATTTACACAAATATAAGTATTATATATGTAACTTAAAAATTTTGTAGCTTTTTAATTTCTATTAATTTAGTGTTATAATTGTTAAATATATCTAACCATTCATCATCTGAAAGTTTACATATTTCTCTTGACTTTATAAGTAGTTCTTCTGAAAGTTGTTCTCCTAATGCTAAAGAGTATTCATACTGCCGACCAAAATCAAAACGGTTACATTTTCTGCACTGAGATTTTACGTTTCTCTCGTCATAGCGTGTTGCTAATCTGCCTCTTGATATAAAGTGTCCTCCATCGCTTTCTGTGAAGTGTATAGGCTTTTGACAAGTTATACAGTTACAATAACCAGTATTATTATCTGCATCCCTTCGTCTTATGTATTCGTGAAATACCTTATCTATCTTAGTCTTCCAATATTTTAAGGTTTTCTTTTTTGGCATTTGAATAGAACTCAGATGTCTTAGCTATTTATTTAGATTTTATTTATATTTTTTTTTATCTATATTTTTAGAAATATATTTATATATAATTTCTTAGAAAACTACAAAACATTCTAATAATAAATGGTTCAAAGTTATATCTTTTATTTTAAATAAAAAAATTTATTTTTTGATTGTAATGTTTTTAGATATCTTTTCAACACTACGACCAACCACATAACCACCTATCCCAAGTTGTAGTAAGTTCCAAAATTCATCCTCTAGTTCTGGTATTCTAAGGTCAAATAAAGGTGCTATAAACTTTACATATATAACTATAAACCCAAAAGCTAACATAAGTATAGGTCTCCAAGAGCGTTGTAGCCAATTACCTTTAGCTTCTGAAACTATTATTTCAGTTTGTAATTTTTGGAGTTCCATTTGTTGCTCCTGTAATACTTTAAAGACTTCGTTTTTAGCTTTAATACGTTCTTCTTCAGAAGTAAATAAGCTGTCTATAACCTTACCTATCTCACTTATGACTCCAGTAGTAAACCAATTTAAAATCTTTTTCATATA